ATGTATTTATTTGTAGGAGAAAACTCCCAATCGGAATGACACGATTCGAACGTGCGACCCCTGCTTCCCAAAAGCAGTGCTCTACCAAACTGAGCTACATTCCGTTGCATTAATTATACTACTTCTCATGCCCCTTGTCAAATGGTTCCCAGTGCTGCCATCCATAATGATGCACTGCCCACATACCAAGGATAGGAACAAACACAAGAAGAAACCCCATCACTCCAAGGCACCAAGGAGTCTGCATAGTTGCTCTAACGAACAGTTGTACGTGATTCATCAGTCTTCTTTATCACCAGTCTTTTTCATGTTGCTCATCATCCCATTCTGGTTCATAGAGCGGACAAGGTTCTTCAAATAAGTGCCCCATCCTTAATTGATAGATTCTCTCTCTAAGAGATTTGTAAAACTCTCTCTTTTCGTCCTCAGTCATTCCTTGTTTTCAAGCATTCTTTCTAGTGGATCTTTTTCTCCACGAACTATAGCACATGCCCTTCGATAGAATAAGTTGTCTGTGTTACCAGATTCTTCAAATGTTTTCTTCACCTTTACCCAATTATTATAGGTGTGTTCGTCCATTTGATTAAAGTTTTTTACTAGTTATGTTTTTATTCTAGTAAGAACAACCAAAAAGGCAACAAATGTGTTCATCCTGTAACACTGTTTAAGAAATTATTAAATTTTTTTAACGGAGAGTGAGAGAATCGAACTCTCAAGGGCTTTAACACCTCGACGCTTTTCAAGAGCGGTTCCGTCACCTATCGGATTGACTCTCCAAGTATTCTTTTTCTTTTTGATAGATTTGTTCTTGACCCGACCAAAGTTTATAACCTCGAACAACTTCAGGAACTAACCATTGATCTACTCTATAACAATACTTCCAATTTACTGGTTGAATGCAATTTGCCACAACCACTTGGAAGAAAGCTATTAAGTGAATCCAAAGAGATAACATTATCGAACTTCAAAGTCCAACTTACGAACCTTGCGTTGTCTTCTTGCCTCTTGCCAGGCAATGTCTTCAGGTTTCAAAACATTATTTGATTGCTTTGACTTGTAAGAGTTTAACATAACTATCTGCGATAAGTCAACTGCAGAAATGTTCTCTCCGTCTCTTATGGTTGTTACATTCGGGCAACCACAAGATACAGTTTTACCAACTCTTCCTACCAACTCTTTACTACAAGATCTACATCTTATTCTAATAGGTTCCATGATGTATTCATTTTTTACTTATTTATGATGGGTGATGAGGGATTCGAACCCCCGACATCCTCCGTGTAAAGGAGACGCTACTACCGCTGAGCTAATCACCCGACTCCCCCGCCTGGATTCGAACCAGGGACAAACAGATTAACAGTCTGCGATTCTACCGCTGAACTACAGGGGATTATCCAAAGGGATTTCTCCCTTGTTCCTTGCAGAGTTTGAAGTACAGTTTATAATACCTGCCCTTCATCTCCTTAAGGATTTTATTGTCCTCATCGAACCCCAACTGTCTGGTATGCGTGTAGCAACCTTCGAGTTCACCTATAAGTAATAAGATTTTTACGGGGTCCATACAATTAAGAGGACAAGCGAAATACGGGATTTGAACCCGTGACACCAACTTGGAAGGATGGGATGTTACCACTACACCAATTTCGCATAAGGGTCATAGTGACCCATGGAGAATAGGAGACTCGAACTCCTAACTTCCACCTTGCAAAGGTGGCACTCTACCAATTGAGTTAATCCCCCAAGTGGATCGGATATGATGATCCCGATCCGTATGATAGACAATGCCTATCAAGAGCCACATGTCGGACTTGAACCGACGACCTACCGCTTACAAGGCGGTTGCTCTACCACTGAGCTAAAATGGCGAGGCGACTCAAGTAGGATTCGAACCTACGACCGACTGCTTAGAAGGCAGTTGCTCTATCCAGCTGAGCTATTGAGTCATGAGTGGTAGTTCCTATCGCCTCTAACCCTGAACTACCAAGGGGGTCACAGCAGTGGTCTCTCAACCACCTCCACATTATAAGGCATGTAGGGCACCTTGTCAACCATTACATCGTATCGATTTCCTGATCTTGTGTCCATTCCTCAGGTTCAATGGAGAGATAAGTCAACTCTTCCTGATCGGGAGGAATGTTAATCCACTCATCAAACTCTTCAGCAATCGCCACAGCATCAAACTGTGCCTCAATGTCTCCATCCGCAAGTTCATGAATACGACCAATCGACCAATCACGAATCATAGGTACAGTTTCAGTCGTCGTCTCTTCCATAATAATCTTTTCTGAAGTATCTGCTGAGGATGTTACTATTGTAGTACGCTGGTTCTCCTGTGTCAAGGGATTCGGTGAGGACTCCGTTGATAAAGAGTTGTCTTGTCTCTTCGAAGTTAGTTCTTCCCTTTGTTTTGTGGAGGGAAAGAATTTCTCTCTTGAAAAATATTCTGTTGCCAGTTTTTTCAATATCTTCTTTAAGTTCTGGACAAGACCCATAATACTTTTTCCAGTCCGATTCCTGTTTTACTTTTCTTTTCTTACCCTTTGGAGTTCTGAATGACCAAAAGTATTTCCTACCAATGTATCTTCGACCGTTTTCCAGATTTGTAATGAGATAGACAAAACCGAAGTTATCGCCAATATCCTTAGATAGAAAAGGTGATCCCTTAAAATACCACGGATTTTCATAATCAATATCTATACTCATCAAGAACATCAAGAACCTTGTTCAGGTATTTATGGGCCAAGTCTTTCTCTCCTTGCCACACATTTAATGGCTCTTGATCGACCTGATACTTTAATTTTAATACACGAACTTTCAGTTCTTCTTTTTTTACTTGATTACTAGGCATAAAAAGGAGGTTACTCAACCTCCTTATCTATACTCTTTTCAGTAGAAATTCCTATCCATGACTCCAAATAGTCAAGGTTTCCAAACATGTAATCATCATACTCTGCTGCCTTTCTGTAAGCATCCAAACATTCTTCTGTTATGTTATCAAAGTTGGAATCCTGAGAATGTGTTTCCTTTGACATCTTGCTTGATACCTCCGACTACATAAGACTCGACTTCTGTCTCCTGAGGGGCAACCTGAAGTCCCTTAGAAGAAATCCAGTGCTGTGTCCAAGGAAGTGGATTATTCTTCGCTGCAATGTCATAAACAGGTTTGAGACCGATTGCTTTCATTCTACGATTTGCAATCCATTCGACATACTGTTGCAACAGTTTGTCATTTAGACCAATCATAGATCCATCTTTGAACAGATAATCTGCCCACTTCTTCTCTTCATTTACAGCACGATCAAACATCTTATAAGTCCACTCTTCCTCTTCCTTCATAATCTGCTTCATCTCAGGATCATCACCTGACCTCCACTTATTCAGGATGTTTTGAGTAATTGCAAGATGCTGATTTTCGTCTCGTGCGATGAGAGAGATAATTTTAGCGGATCCTTCCATAAGCTTGAGTTCTCCAAATGCAAACGAGCAAGCGAAGGAGACATAGAACCTAATGCCTTCAAGAATGTTGACGTTTGCAATTGCTCTGTAGAGTTTTCTTTTGACATCTTTACTTTCCCACTGTGATGATGGTGAATCTCTGAAATCTTGTTGCCACATACTTCCAGTGCCCCATTTCTGAGCACTGTTGATAAAGTCATCATACGCCTCTGTAACGGTGCTAGCACGTTCTAGAATACGTGGATCACTAACAATCTTATCAAACACCTCTGAAGGGTCTGAATAGACGTTCTTGATGATGTAGGTGTAAGAGCGACTGTGGATCATTTCCATAAATCCCCAGACTTCCATACATGCTTCCAGTTCTGGAAGTGAACAGTATGGAATAAATGCCATACCAGGACCACGACCCTGAATAGAATCAAGCATAATCTGATACTTCAGATTAGAAGTATAGATGTGCTTTTGTTCTGGGCGCAGTGTCTGGTAGTCTCCGCGATCTTTCTGCAATGATACTTCTTCTGGTCTCCAAAAGTATCCAAGTTGTTGAGTAGTAAGTTTATCGAAAACTGGATACTTATAAGAGTCATACCTCTGGATTCCCAGAGGTTTACCAAAGAACATTGGTTGTTTTTTAGTGTTCACTTGTTCCGTATTAAATACGGTCATTCCATCTATCTCAGGTTTTTGTTCTTTGGTTGCCAGAAAATCGTATTGCATTCGTTACCTCTTTTGATTCTTGTATGTATTATAACTTAAATTTTACAGGATTCGCAATCCTCCTCTTCAGCACTCTCAATATCATTTAGAAGATTTTGAAGTTCAGACTTTTCATCAGTCACTTCATCATTCTTTTGATCATAAGTATTCTGATAATAAGAAGTCTTCCATCCATACTTGTAAGTAGTGAGGAAGTCTTGTGCCATTACAGAAACAGGAACTTCATTATCGGGATAGTTTTCTGGATTATAACTCCAGTTTCCACTAATTGCCTGGTCAAAGAACTTTTGAATT